AGGGTTTTGTTCAGAGGTTCCACCAAGTGGAACGCCGGTTGCATAACCAGCGCGCTTTGGTCCGCTTTTAGGACGGGCTTCTTCAATTTGTAAATCGAAGGAAGCACCCGCTTCTTCGAGTCCCCTTCTAAAAGATGTAATAGGCATTACAGATTTCTTTCTTTAGTTGAAGGGAAGCGAAAAGTCACCAACAAACATGTTTCCAAAATTGGGTGATTGTAGGGGTTGTGATTCATCTTCCATAACAGCAACCATTGTATCAGGTAGCCCAGTATTAAAAACAGGATTACTTTCATAAATAATTGGTCGTGCGTAGTTACCGGCGTACATGCAGACATACCGAAGGGCGTCAGCAATGTGGTCGGGAACATTCCTTGTTTCAGCATCATCAGGCTTTGTGGCGCTTCTTGGAAGTGAAGGAATTTGTTCTACAAACTGTGGACAACTTTCTTCAAAGACATGAAGCATTGGGCATTTTTCCCAACCCATGTTGCGGTGCAAATCACATGCAGGCGCATCGTTTAGGTATTGGTGAACGCGCGACCAACCGTTAATACGGTCATTGTCGGCCTTCATAATGCCGCAGCCTTCTATTCCATAAATGTCTGCAATAGACATTGGTGTACCGCGTGACCCCCACATAGAAGGGTCTGCAACGCGAATGACTTCATATTCACCGTGCGAATGTTCTGTTTCAAGAATTATCTTTGCCTGGTCGTCAGCATTTACGCCAGTTACACAGATTTCACGGTAAACCCAAATTCTTCCATCATTGTCAGTGGCAATCCAAACGACCGCAAATGGGTCCCTGAATCCATAGTCAATTCCGGCGTACTTTGGCCATTCTGGTGGAATGGGGAATTGTTTGACAACATGCTTAGAATATTGCCATTGTTCAAAGAACTGCCCGACCATTGCATCCCAGTCGCCGTCACGCATTGCGGCTCGACGCTGTGGGTCGGGAATTGAATTAAGAACCGCATCATACCCTTCGTTAACGTGGGGGTTATCGGTTGCTTTTGCAGGGATATAACAGACTTCACGGCTGTAACTGCTGCCTTCTGTTACTTCCTTGTGACGCTTTTTACCACGCTGTGTGGGGTTAATAAAGCGGTCTTTAAGATATTTGTGGCCAACGCCACCTGGGTTAGAAGCAAGACGCAAACCGATAACGGGTACCAATTTGCTACCAGAACGAAGACGTTCTTCAATGTGCTGAATAACCTGGGGAAGCATAAGTGATGCTTCGTCAATGTAGAAAGCCTGGTATTCACCACCCAAGATACGGGATGCGTCAACTAGGTTTTCAGCGTAAGTAAAGTTAATTACAGAACCATTTGCAAACTTCAACACCTTGTTGGTGGAATTCCATTTTGCACCAAGGTCTTTGGCATAGCCCCATTTTGCTAACTGGGCTAGAAATGATTCTTCAAGTTCTGGGTAAGAACGACGAAAACAACCGATTTTAATTCCTGGGAAATTGGCGGCATTCCAAAGGGCGTCCATAAGGAACGCAGCAGTTTTTCCACCACCAGCGGCACCACCATAAAGAATGGCATCAATTCGTTCTGCTGAAGCGGTGTGAAATACTTTCTGGCGTTCGTGTGGTTCATAACCAAGAATGCCAAAAACGTCGACCGTTTCCGGTACAACTGAATTTGAAATGAACTTACCAAAGTTGGACATTACTTAACCCAGAAGTAAATTGACCAGGCAATCCCCATGATAGTAGCGGTCAAAAAGGTAAAACCAATAGCAGTAAATAGGAATGAAACTGCTTCGGTGTATTTGATTTTTGATGCGCCATCAGCGAGTATAAGGGCGTTGTTCGTTTCAATCCAGGCAACAGTCTTTTCGTACCGTTCATTTCCTAGGATTTCACGTGCCTCAATTTCACTTGCACCAACAAGGCCGTGTAGGCCATTGTTGATAAGTTCTGTAAATTCGCCTTCAAATTCTTCGTTGGCCATTTTTTTCCTTAGAAACGAAATTCTTCGTTAGAATCGTTGGACATTAAACGGCGAATAAATTCGTCGTGGGCTTCCCATTGTAAATCGGGGGGCAGTTTCTTCATTATAGAAACCTGCCATTTTTCAAAGCCCAGTAAGTAAAGTTCTTCTTCACTTGGGGCACAATTGCACACCTTATCAGGGGTACAATGATGGCGACTATTAACCATAAGATTACAGCACTTTTCATGTTTGTCAAGTATTTCGCTTTGGGTGCCTTGCAGGTGGTTGGTCCGTTACAAGGGGAATCCCGTCAGAAGCCGTTAATTGTCGCTTATATGCCTTCCATTTGAAACGGTCAGGTGCGCCTTCGTCTACCCATTCAGAGTAGCAGGGAATGCACATTGCTGTTTTTACCGCTGGAAGAACCACGCAGATTTCGCATGGTTCGCTTGTTACACGACTGCGTTTTGCTTCAACGCCTTCTTTTAGAAAGTTAATACTTTGGTGGATTTGCCGAAGGTTTTCTTCGGATTTGATAATTAAGCGTTCTATATTTTTGACCTGTTCACGAACTGGGTCACGCGGTTGTCTGCCTTCAACTTTGGCAATAACAGCACGCTCTACGGATGAAGATTCAGGTTTTCCGCTTGTGCGGGCAATGGCTAGGTTTGAACCAGAACCAGAACTGTTTGAAGAATCGATGGATACAGAATCCCTACGAACCAATTCTTCTAAATCTTCAAGTCGCAACTTTGCAGCAAATTTGTTGATATTTTCAAGACTTTCGACCATTCGCTTCAAACGCTGTTGAGAACGACGGTTTAGTTTCCTTGCCACAAAAAGACTCCGTTAAATATAAAAGGACGCCGCCTGGCGCCCACTTAACTACTATCGTATGTAAAAAAACTTAGTCTGTCAAGGATTTATTATACGCTTTTAGCAAAACTACAAACTGTTCAAGTTCCATCGTAACGTAAGACTTGTTTGTGCCAGTACGGGCACGCTTGTGTATTACTGCCCAAAGTTTGTTGGCTTTTTTTCCGGAAACTTCGGCTTGTTTGCACCATTCTGATAAGGCCATTGCTTTGTGGTTTTTCGCTTCAAGGACCATCGGCGTGTTTCGAATGTCACCAAGTGCCATATCGCTACTGCCCCAACGCTCAGCGTCAGGAAAACCACTTTCATTAAGGAAGCGTACGATTGCAGTTTCGAAACTGGTTCCTTTTGCACGTGCCTTACTCACCTTCTGTAATCATCCTGTCAATCTTACCGGCATTGGTGTCAAGGTAACCTGACAAAGTTTCGCTAGACCAGTAAAATCCACAGACAAAACACTTCTTGTGAAGATGTTCGTCAGTTCGTCCGCATAGGCACTTTTGGCCTTCGTTAAGTTTTACATAGGTTGTTGAAATGGTGGCACGGATTGTTCTGCGTGATTCCACCCATTTCTTAGACTTTTCATCGAACACTTGTTCGCTTGTAACAGCAATACTGTCATCTTCGCAAACTGTTCCGCATTTAAGGCATTCGGTTTTTACAGGATTTTCCTTCTTGTAGAACATAGAAGCGGTTACCTTTGGCACATCCATTATTTAAGTTCCTGTACAAATTGTTTAATTCCATACCAAATAACGTACCAAGGCCAAAGAAGGGCATCGCCAACCATACGGCTAATGTAATCCTCAACCTTTAGTTCAATTTCCTGGTCCTGCCAGTCTTTGCGTGCCCGCATGACAATTTGAAAATAGCGGACAAAAAGTGCAATAGCAACCAAGACATACACGATAAGCGCTATTAGTGCCATTATTTTCCTTCGTTGTAAAGATGCCTTAATTCTTCTTGATAAGCGTGGATTGTTGACCAGGCTAGTCCAAGCCTGTCGCACATCCACTCAACATCATACGTGATTTGGTTGAGCAAGTCAACCATAATGGGATTAATTCCTTCAAGGCCGTAAAGAATGTCAATGCGGTCTAAAATAGCATTTACACGGTCAAGTTCAGCGCTATTCGCCATCATGCACCCAATTCGTATAAGCGGGTCGGTAGATGGGAAGTTGGCAGATATTGCAGAAATTGCGCGTGGCGTCTTCATGCAGCATTGGTGTGGGTTCGTGCTGTGTCGCTTCAACTTCTGTAAAATATTTCATACCAAAAGGCTATACGGCACTTTTAAAAAAGCAAGGATTAAAACTTGACGGCGCCGCGTTTTGGGTGTATGTTGTCGTGTGCCCAGATGGGAATTTGCGCACACCCTAAAACAAAGGATAAAAATGTCAAATACATCATCAATCGTATCCATTGCGGTTGCCTGGGCCGGTACTGCTGGCGGTGGGGTAGCAATGCTAAGGAAGTACGCAACCAAGGCAGAAAACTACATTTCATACGTAGAAGCAGAAATTAACAGCATTCTTACAAAATTGGAAGTACTGGACAAAAAGTTGGGACAACTTGCGCAACCTGCACCTGCACCCGCACCTGCACCTGCGCAATCAAAAACTACACGGGCGCCCAAGAAGTCAGAAAAAAATCCTGAACCAAAGAAGCGTTTGCGTTAATTCGCATTGGTCAGTAGCACAATGGCAGTGCACCTCACTGTTAATGAGGTGGTTGTAGGTTCGAGTCCTACCTGACCAGCAATTTGGCAGATGGTGTAATGGCAACACTAGGGACTTTGAATCCCTCGTTCTAGGTTCGAGTCCTAGTCTGCCAGCCAATAAATGAAAGGAAATTATGTCTAAAAGAAAACTTCTTGAGTGGGAAAGTCTTCACGGATTTGACAATGAAGTAGTTTCAGCACGAACTGCAATACCTGAATGGTATAAGCAAATTCCAAGGGATGTTGTAATTCCTGGTGATACAAACACAATGTCGGCAAAACACTGTCTTCCATTTTTGGAATCAATGACAACCGGTTATTATGTTACGCTTAACACCGATATTTACGTTGACCGTTCACAGGGTTTTCCAATATTTCGCTATGCTATTGAAGGGGATGGGGTAAGTGCAAGGCATCAAATTCAAACAGACCCCATGCCGGTTCCGCATGGTTACGAACCCTACTATTGGACATGGACTACGCGCGCCTGCGTACGTCTTCCTGAAGGGTACAGCGCATTGTACATACACCCAATGAATCGCTTTGAATTGCCATTTATTACGCTTTCTGGCGTTATGGAAAATGACTTCCCACTGATGGGCGGAAATATTCCCTTCTTCCTAAAAGAAGGTTTTGAAGGTCTTATTCCAGAAGGAACACCAGTTCTACAAATTATACCTTTTTTGCGTGAAGATTGGGAAAGCAAGAAAGTCAAGGGGTTAGCACATGAAGGACGCGAACTTGAAACCAAAAGCGCCCATGACTGGTACCGTAAAACAAAGTGGCAACGCAAATCTTACAAATAAAGAAAGAAATTATGAAAAAAGTTACCTTAGACCCCAACGTTGAATTTGAAGCAGTTCTTATAGAACTAAAGGAAATGCACGACCGCAAATCCAAGGATTATGGAAGCCCAGAAGATAGTTGGGCAAATGTTCTTGCTAGTGCGGAATTCGGAACGCCTGGATGGGTGGGCGCCTTGATTCGCATGAATGACAAACTTCACCGAATTAAAAACCACATTCGTTACGGAACGCCAATGACGAATGAATCTGTTGAAGACAGTCTTATTGACATGCCTGTGTACAACATTGGCGCTATTATTTGCTACCGTCGCGATACATATGGGCCAAACTGGTACAAGCAATGACCGAACTTGCTGAAGGTGTACACCTTTTAAAGGATGCAATCCCTGAAAAAGATTGTGATTACTTTTCGGCAAAACTTATAAGGCTTCGCGAAGAATTTAAACTTAAGGCATTCTTTGACGAACCACAAATCCTTATTATTGAAGAACCCGAAGAAGAAGATAAGCGTTTTATTGAAAAGTGCTACGAAATCTTCTGTTCCCAGGTAAAGGAAAAATACAACGACGGCCCATACCCGCGCATGGATGGTGACCTAAGTATTTGGCGCCCAGGATTATCAGGAACTGCGCACGTGGATAACGCTGACCCAAAAATTAAGGGACATGGCGCAAAATATTCGGGAATCTTTTACCTTAACGATAACTTTGAAGGCGGGGAAATTGAATTCCCGAACTTAAACATTTCGTACAAACCAGTAAAGGGCAGTTTCATTTGGTTTACCGATGACCCTGTAAACCCTGACAATCATTGGTCACACAACTGGGACCAGTACAAACACCTTCATCGTGTTAAAAAGGTTTTAGGAAATTACCGTTGCACCCTTCCAATGTGGTTGGGGTAGTGACATGGTAAAACGTGTAGACAAATTACAACAGGCACTTCTTTGGGCGGAAATAATGTCATCAGGCAAAACGCCTTGGTACCGACCCTGGCACCGTGGTTATGTTCAGGCTTTAAAAGATATTCAGTATTTCTTGCGTGACGATTGTTCTGTTGTTATAATGCCAATTGAAGAATACAAAGCCATTGAAGGCGATATTAAAAGTCTTTTAGAAGAAATGGAAAACAATGAACGCAACGCCGACTGAAGACCGTGTAATCCTTAAACTGGACCACAGCGACAAAACAACCGATTCCGGTTTTATTATCCCAGCATCTTCGCAGCCTGTACCGAATCAGGGTGAAGTAATGGCTGTGGGTCCTGGTAAAACCAATAGGTTTGGAGTCCTAATTCCTATGGACATTAAAGTTGGCGACATGGTTGTTTTCAGCAAAGAAAAAGCCTACGGAATCGAAATTGACAACGAACCTTACGTTACCGTCACCAGTGATGGCATCCTTGCGGTTATCGACAATGATTAAGAACGCACCGCGCAGGGTTCCGCGCAAGATGAAAAAAAAGTACTACAGCAAGGTTTCACTTGATTTTTCAACAGAAGAATGGTCACGTGTACGTTCTTTTGCAAAAGCAGAAGGCATGCGACCAACACAATATATTAACCAGGCACTTTACAATGCCGCTGGGGATTGGAACAACAATGAATCAATTTGAAGTTGGTGACGAAGTAGTATTAAGTACAAGTATTGGTCGTGTTGTTGGTTTTAACAGTCGCGACTGGCCTATTGTTGAATGGCCAAGTATTGATGAAGTTCTTGTAGAAAATCCTTCCGATATTGAACTTTTAACACCAGCACCGCCAAGAAAGCCATTCTGGGATGATGGACGCTAATGCGAAGCGGTATATTTCTTGGTGATGCTTTAAAACTGGATTTAGACAGTAGAAGCATCAATCTAATAGTTACGCACCCGCCGTATTTTGGCTTTTCCGGTGACCGTTATGGTGGTGAACACGACAAACAAATTATTGTTCCCGACCACAAAAAAGTTGTTAAGTCACTTGTCAAAGCGACAAAGGAAATGGAACGCGTTCTTGCTGACGATGGAAACATTCTTATTTGCATTGGCGATGTTGCTGGTGCTGGAACGCCCTACCACTACGTTTCTGAAGTCTTAAAAAAAACTAACCTTGCTTGTCGTGGATTTTTCTACTGGGATTACAGTAGTTCTGAAATGTTTATTGAATTCAGAAATCCTGATACACCCGTCTATGAAAACATAAACCCTTATCACAACTTTTGGATTCACCTTTCAAAGAAAAACTTTAACCACTATTTTGACGAAAGGGTTCTTAAGCAGAACTGGGGTACTGAATTTGTATCAAATGAAGGTCAAGAATTGGACAAAGAACTTGCCAAAGGCGATGTAGCATTTGGTTCAATTGGTGACACCTATCCCATTGGTTGGGCGCACAAGTTTATAAATCTTTTCAGCCGTCCAGGTGATTTTGTTCTTGACCCGTTTGGCGGTACTGGTTTAACTGCCCAGGCAGCAATTGAAAACAAACGGTCTTATATTTGCGTTGACATTTCTACGCAGCAAACAGAAGTAGCAAAGCGAAGAATAGAACTTTATTATTCCGACCCCCAAAAGTATGGTACATTAAAATAATGAATATAATAATCAACTGGGTTGCACACATTTCTTTAGTTGGCGCCATAGCATTTTTCTTATTTGTACTTGCCGGTATTTGTGGGGCGTGGAAGTAATGACCCCCGAAGAACGTCAAGAAATACGAGAAAGGCATTTTCTTTGGAAAGAAAGAGAGTGCAATTATGACGGCGAGTCCTACCCCTGCGACGTAATCAAAGTACTTGACTCTTACGACAAACAAGACGCTGACATTCTTGAAATTATTCACACTTATGACGAAGACCCCAATAGTAAAGTTCTTCGCATTTGGACGTTGCTTGGCAACAGGGCTTAAGAAGGGAAATTAACTAATGTTCTATATTACTTTTGGATTGACTTGGGCTATCGGCGTTGTTACGGGCGCATTGTTAATGCTTATTTGGGACATGTTAGTTAACTAATGTGGTCGTTTGTTCTTGAAGGCGTTGGTCTTACCGGTGCCTACCTAATTGGTAGGAAATACTGGTGGGCATGGTTAATTCTATTTACGAACGCTTTCCTATGGGTAATCTACGGCTTGATTCAAAAGCAATACGGATTTGTTTTTGCAAGTGCTTTTTATGCACCAATCTACATGAAGAACACAATTCAGTGGAAAAAGAAAAACAAAACAGTTAACACACCTATACACGAAGGACCATAAAGTGGACATGTTTGAAAACGCAACGCTTTTTGAAGTGGAAAAAAAGCCTGCTGTATCACTTGCCGATAAATTTGTAGTACCACCATTTTCTGTACTGGATAGACGCCAGGGTGAATGGCAGAATCGTAAACGACGTTGGCTTCAAATGGGTATGCGTTCTGAAGTTGGTCGCAATGAAAACCTTGCGTACACGGGTCAGGTTTCATTGAACGCAATAACGGAAAACGAAGAACAAGTTGGCACTTCTGTATTCGACCCAGTTATTTGCGAAGTTGCCTATCGCTGGTTTAGCCCCGAAGGTGGAAGCATTCTTGACCCCTTTGCTGGGGGTAGCGTTCGCGGAATCGTTGCTTCACAACTAAACCGTTCATACACTGGTTATGACATTCGCCCCGAACAGGTTCAATCAAACTACGACCAGATTGACCTTGCTAATTCGGAATTTCCACCAACATGGATTACTAGCGATATTCGCAATAGCGCTGTAGTTGCTGAAGGGCCAAATCATATTGCCCTTTCGCATGACGACAGGCCAATTATGTCTGTGAATTCCAATAACCCTTTTATTCTTGAAGCCGTAGACCTTTATAATTCAACATCTTCAATCCCTATGCGTAATGACTGGCATAACGTGCCAGTTTCAATGGTTCCATACCTTCAGTATGCATATCAACTTTCTTCCTTTAACATGTCAACAGAACCAAACCGCGTTTTTTCTACCGCAGTTGATAACGGAACAATGTGGGTTGCTTTTTCTGGCGGCAAGGATGGCATGGCTGCCGCAATTAAAGCAAGGAATGAAGGTTTTAAAGTAATTCTTTACCACATAACTGGAATCAATCGTGCGTGGCCTGATGAACTTAAATGGGCACAGGAAGCGGCAGACCAGATGAACATGCCATTATTTGTTGATAAAGTTTCTATTAGCGGTGCAAAAAACGGCTTTGTAGAAATGCCAACCAAAAACCAGGTTATTACCGAAATGATGATTGGCCGTATGATGGAATACGGTGGTTCCCATTACACCTTGGGGGTTTTTTCTAACGACATTACTTCAGCAAATTGGACACTTGATTGGTCGGATAATCCAGAATCAGTAGAACTTTTTCATCAACACCTTGAATCCAGGTTTCCTGGTTTGCAGTTTCACCAGTACCTAAAAAACAGCACAGAATCAATACATGTTGTTGCTAGTGAAGGATTAATCAATTTTGCGCATGGTTGCATGTCACAAATGCGTTTCCGTGATAAAACTAAAAAAGCCAATGAAACCAAATTTGGTGAAATCCTTCCTGGGCGGTGTGGTTCTTGCAAAAAATGCGTAAAGGAATACCTAAACCTTTTTGCATTGGAAGTAATCCAGTTTAATAAAGACTTCTATGAACACTGTCTTTCAAAAGCCAAAGAACTTCTAAAGGAAGAATTTACCAACGGCGCAGGTATTGATTCTATTGTTGACGAAAGTTTCAAGGGCAACATCTACCCCGAAGAACCATTCAACGCACCACTTAACGTAGAAATGCCCGAAAAAATTTTGGGGGGGCAGCCTGAAGGTTACGACTTCATTTTTACGTGCCCACCCTATGCGGACCTAGAAGTCTACAGCGATGACCCACAAGACCTTTCTAACATGCCCTACGACCAGTTCCTAAAGGAATACAAGGAAATCTTCGAAGCAGCAGTAAAGCAGTTAAAGAACGACCGATTCATTGGCATTGTAATTAGCGACGCACGAATCCAAAAGGGCGACGGTCACTACTACGGCCTTGTAGCCGACACGGTAAATGTTATGCGTGAAATAGGTTGCGAACTGTACAACGACTTGATTATTGTGGACCCCGTTGGTACCTTAGCCATCCGTTCGGAAAAACAAATGCGTTCTTCCCGAAAGGTTGGACGCGGGCACCAACACATGCTTATATTTGTAAAAGGAAACGGCAGAAATGCCGCCAAAGAATGCGGGGAAATCTAATGGACGACAACTACAGTCCCAGGATTGACGACATTGACTACATTGTTGACTTCTGGGCTATGGACCAGAACCTAGAAAAAATCCGCGGTATACTTAAAGAAATAGCAGATATGTGCGACCCAGAAAAGGACGAAGACCTATGATGTTCATGCGAACCAAGACATTCCACCGCAAGTTGGACGAACTTGAAGAACAACTGTACCTGAACTACAAGAAGTTGAACCTAACTGTACTTGACGCACGGCGCCAACAGCACGTCTTCGAAGCAATCCGCAAAACGATTCGTTAACCCGCGAATCGGGGGTAATATACAATTGTATATAGGCACCCCCCACTTTTGTATTAAACAATACTAAATACAATTCCTAAACAAACACAAACCAAACCCCTACACTGAACTTTTGTTCAACACAATAGAGGGCCACATCAAAAATTTTTTTCAAAATTGGCATATTGGGGTATTTAGCGTTGCTAAATGAATGGTGTGCTTATACCGACACATCTATTAATCGTATGTACGGTATATATGTATATGGCAATGACGGTGGCAAGGTGTACGGCGTTGGGTGCGTGTTGGACTAGGGTAGTCCCCCCGGATTTAAAAAACGTCTACCTAGCGGTCCAAATACATGGCTAGAATCCCAAATGCGAACAGCAACATCCCGACTACGTACAACATGACTAGTGCGTGTTAGGGGCGTGGAAGTATTTCTTCCCCAACTTAATGATGGTATCGCCAGGCTTGATTACTGCCCCGTCCATATTGTGGTTATAGACGTTAATACTGTCAAAGAAGCGGTTACCGTTATTGAAACGATACTGGATGGTCCATATAGCGTTAGGTCCAATAAAGGCTAGGAAAGCATCTTCGTCAAACGATTCGTTAATGTGGAAGGTTGTGGTTTCTGGCGGTGTGTTTTTCTTCTTACACTTGCAGTTACCGTCGCAACCCTTCTTCTTGTTTAAACTGGCTTCTATGGCGTCTGATTTGGCGTCCATAGCCTTATTAAGGTTGTTGACTTCCATCCCCACCCCCTCCAAAAAATTTTTACCTAGGCGTGTTACAAATTTAGCATTAAAGTCTTCGCGCTTGTATATGCGCGGTAGTCCATCTTCGTTAACGATGTAATCGTCAAAATCTGCAAAAAGGGATTTGTATCGTCCCGATTCGCCCCATACGTTAATTTCAAGTACCGAACCCCCGGCAATAAACGCCATAACTTCGCGCTTACCTGGTAGGTTGGTCGTGTTAAAAATTGCCTTGACTTCATCAAGGTTCTTAGCGGGTGACCATTGGGTAAATGGGAATTCCGCCCGGTCAAAAATTCGTACGCATGTGGCCATAAAAAAATTCTAGGGTACCCCCTATGCCTTGTCAAGTGTTTGAACGTATGTTCCTATATTAGGGTATAAAATTCACGTGCGGTAGCACCGCGCGGGCACGCGCTGTGTACGGTCTCACTCGGCTGGAGCCAGTAGAGTGGGAGTATCAGGGCAAGGAGCCCTGAGAACCCGAGGGGGGAGCCCCCTCAGGGAGAGCATTAGGAGGCATTACATGGCACGGACACGTACCAACGGCAGTACTCGCAAGAGTTGCGGAGTTCCATTTTCTACTCCAGTAGTTGAGAGTCAGTACTTCATCTCGGCTAACGGAGAGGGCGAGCGAGTCTTGCTCACTCAGGAGACTGGAGCGCACCTCGGAGAGATTGTCTCGGCAGGAGAGCGCTCAGTTAAGGCTCTGCTCGCTGAGATTCTGGAGTCACCACTCCAGGGAGAGGCACTCCAGAGACAGTACGTCTCACGCCTACTCAACGGAGGGTGGAGTGTAGTCGAGGAGGACGCCTCACGCCGTCACTCAGGTAACGCTGTGAAACTGGAGACCCTCGCACTCATCGGAGGGCGTCTCGTAATCCTGACGTTCTCACTTGAGTGCCAGACTGGAGGGCATGACGGCTCAGACCAGACCCTCACCCTCTACGTGACGGCTCGAGTCCAGAATGATAGCGGAGAATGGGAGACTCACCACCTCACCGAGCGAGCCACGAATGCTCAGACAATGGCTCGAGCATGCGGTTGCGAGATGACCATCGAGGGAGTCCTCGGTAATTGCCTTGAGATGAGTGTCGAGGAGATTGCCGAGGCAATCCGTAACCTCAGGGCTCGTTGCTCAGAGGCAGGAGACCTCACCGAGTTGTACGAGGTAGTACGTACCGAGGAGCAGCACCGAGCCGACGTGCTCAAGGCTCGCAACATTTGGACTGGCGAGTTTATCCGCCGAGACAAGGTAGTAGTGGCAGGAGCACCACTCACCCTCTAGAGGGTGGAGCCAGAGGGGGGGAAACCCCCCTCCAAGGCTCACCTAGCCCGAGGCGACTCGGACTCGGTGAGGCTTGAGAACGGTTCTTGAGTCAAAGTTACAGGAGGCATTATGACAGTTTCACAGACTTACTTCGAGTCCGCTCGAGGTGTAAAGATTACGAGGGAGCGTGCTCTTGAGGAGATTAGATCTCATGGTTGCTCGGTCGAGGATTTCGACTCAGAGAACAGGGTTCGCAAGGTTTACTCCGCTCAAGCGGTTCTCAGTTGGTTGGGCTACTAATGAGTATCCTCGACCTAAGCAAAGAACAGAGAGACGAGTGGTTCGAGATTGAATACTCGAGGGCTCGACACCCAAGTAATCAAGACGTGACACTTCTCGAACGGTTGAAAGACCTCGAGGACTTCGTGAAGTGGTACAAGAGCGAGGACTTTAGTTAGTCCCACAAGAACATCTGGAGGGGTTGAGGCGAAAGTCTCCCCCTCCGGGTGCCTCCTCGGCCTATCGCGCGCGTTTCCGTGTGTGAGTCGCGCGGGCGCGATGTTTCTGGTATTTTCCGCGTGGCGCGATGTTGCTGAAAGTTTCATGTAATCGCGCGTGTGTCTAAAAAATCTTTCTCGCCGCGTGTGTGCGTATCGCGCGCCGCTCGTATTTATAACATGTGCCTCGCGCGAAGGGTTTTCCTGCAACTTCTGTGTGTATTTTTTATCTTTTTTATCGCGCGCGCGTGCGCGGGTGCGTATGCGGCGGCGCGATGGTTTTCCTTTAATCTGTGTGGGTTGGTTTTATCTTTTATCGCGCGCGTTATAGACGTGCTGCCGCCTGGGGTTTTCTTAGAAGTTGTGTGGGGTGGTTTTATTCCTGGTCGCGCCTGTGTGTTACTTCCCCCGCCAAAAAAATCGCGCGGGTGTCCCTTTTACGGGGTTTCTGCTATTGCCGCCTTGACTTTTTCCCAAAGTCCGCTAAGTTCATCCGCCACCTTGATTGCGTGGGCGTCTCCTGACACGGCGTTGTCCTGCCATGAAAAAAGGTTCTGAAGAACGCTTGAACCTAGAAGGATTAATTCGTCTTGTGTAAATGTGATTGTAGTCATGTATCCATTGTGCCAGGTCTCTCGCATCGCGCGCGCGCGATGTTTCTGGGTTCTAGGGTGTTTCTAGAAATAACTACAAGGAGGATTTATGGGGCAGATTTGTCACCACGCTGGTTTGTTTTATTCCTGCAAGTTAAGTTACACACAGGCTGTGCATAACTTTACTGTGGGCGGTGTTGAATGTGTTAAGCAGTACGGTGCTAAGGCGTGTCACCATGCTATGGCTATGGCACAGCATCAGTTGTCTAAGTTAGTGGGGAAGTGATTTCCCCACACATCGCGCGCGTCACGCACGCCTATGCGCGGCGGCGCGATTAAAAACAGGTTTTCCACCTGTCGCCGGAAGACTCTCTTCCAACTTTCCACCCCACGCCCGACTCGCAGGCTAACCCAAATCTTGGGCTAATGTGTGTGGACTCGCCTTTCGGCTTTATGTACCCCCAGTGTATCAGGTCGTCGTATCGCGCGCGCACGATGTGGTCTTCTGTTAGTGTGTTGGTAGAAGTTCAAGCAAAGGAGCATTATGAGTAGGAACCGTAAGGGAACACCTGCCGAGCGTTATTTCGTTTGGTCGGTGGGAGCATTGTTTTTTGTGTCTGCGTTTTTTTGGACTCAAAGCCTTATACCGTTTAATGATGTTTCAGTGGTGCGCCAGTGGAT